ATTTTTATTGTTAACATGTTAATTACGCCTCATGGTAGCATATTCTTTAGCATCAGCATTTTTACTAACCGGCACCATATTTGACTTGTGCATAGTAGCTATACCTGTAATAAAATCACCGGTATACTGTTTGGCAGCTTTTTTAGCAGCTATACGACCTATGTAGTTTGAAGTAGGAAGTGACTTACCATCAGAATATACTGGAACCTTGTTACCAGAATCCTTAGCCTTATGCTTTAACTGATCAGGATGTACGCCACGAGACCTAAGCCACTTATCATGCTCGGCTTGCGCCTTTTGCCAGCCTGGCCTACGAAATGGTTGCTTCTTTTTCTTTGTGTTATTATCGTTGTAGTAGATCGGTAATAAATGCATTGTCATTTTTAACAGCTCCAAATAAATTAGTTAAATCAATATAACCATAGTTGATGGCAAATAGTATTGCAACAATTATCATAATAAAAACTGCATTACGAAAGAACCAACCAACTATGGAAAAGAAGACGCCTACAATCAATGCTCCAGCTACTGCGAAGAAGAGGAGTTGAAAATATAGTGGAAGCATCGATTGTATTTCGGAAGGACTAGGCATAAAGCGCTAGCTCCTTTTGTGCCTCCTCAGGTGTGGCAAAGTAACCACTGTACCTGTTGTATGGCTGGATAAATCCTTCGGACTTATCTATCTTGCCAACGTACCAACCGGCAGCTGAGGCCATAACGATGGCTTCAGATACGCCATCATTATCGAATTGAATGTCTTTGATTTGTTTTTGAATTTGCATTTTAGTTTCTCCGCTTGTTTCATTTTATAGATCTATTATACACTAGTTTTTAAGCTTTGTAAAGGAAAAAATGCAATTAATTTAATTTTTGTTGTTAACATGTTAACTATGTTCTATATCTTTGTATTTCGCCTGGTCCAGAGATGGTTGACATCTCTGGACTTTTATTTTTTAAAGCATTTATCTCTTCAGTTAATTCTTTAATACGTTTATATAAAGCGTATTTTTCTTTAACCTCTTCAGCTATCTGCTTTTCAAGCAATTCAATTTTAGTGAATAGTTTCGTCGTCATCTTCTATATCCAATCTAAATACGAATTCCATACCATTATCATTACTAGCTTGATGAACCATCTCGCCGAGCGTATAGTTCTCATCATCAACAGTAAAGATAACTTCATTCTCTTCGTCAAACTTTTTTAATTTTTCTTTTTTAAAATCGATTACATTTGATTTTTTCTTAGCCATTTATTTCTCCTATTTAAAGCTCCAGCCGATATTGGCTTTAGCCCAATCGTTTCCCATGTCCTCAATGATTGCTAACACGGCATTGTCTCTTGGTAATGTATCCATTTCTGAAAGTTTATTTTCAGCTCTGTTAAACTTACCGCCAAGTATGTGTGTAAGAACCGCGGCCGTATCAGCCGCGTCTTGAGCATACATGGATGCCATTTCTTCTTTAATGGCCCACTTGGACTTTGACTGTTTTGTGTAATCTTTAACTAGGATTTTTAAATTTTTAAATGACATTTTAACTCCTCTTGTTTCATTTTATAGATCTATTATACTATAGTTTTTAACAAAAGTAAAGGAAAAAGTGCATTTAATTTAAAAAAAGTTGTTAACTTGTTAAATGTTTTGCATGGATTTTACAACCTATGAAGTTGTTGTAGTAGTCTTTACGAAATAATACGTCATTATCAAATTGAATCTTAGCCTCATAATATGACATATCTCCTTTCGTCTTACATAGTTTAATTATTTCTCTCTTAAACTTGTCATGTCCTCGTGATTCCACAAGTCTACGTACTTCATCTGAGGAACCATAGTATTCTCTCCAGTCAGACTCAGTACGCGTCCGTATACGTCTCTTACGTGACTTAGTGATTGGCAAGGTCTTTGGTTTCCAGAAATTCTTTTTTCCAATATACTTATTGTTGGAATCCAATTCTGTGATTTGATATACAAAGCCTTGATACTCTTCTGGTGTGTTGTTATATTCTTCTTTATTAAATGTCCACATTTATTCTTCAACTTCTTGAGCTTCAGCTCTTCTTCCACATATTGGACAAAACGATGGTGGTTTTTCAGAAGCTATATAACTAAGTTCATCACACTCTTCACACTCTATCTCGTAATCCTTCAATGATCTCTCTCTTTCTCTTATCAGATGCATTGAACCACTCAGTTATTTCATGAGTAGTTCTTCCACAACCAATACAGGTATCATTTTCAACTTTACATATTTTTACGCAAGGTGAAATCACTTTAGAAATCGATTTCACACGCACCACCTGCGCATGCGGCTGCAGCGAGTGTATCAACATCTGTATACTTTCTTTCAGTTATGTCTTCTTTCCAGTCGACAGTTTTTAAAGTTGATTGTATCTTATTCCACTTATGTAGTAGGTAAGCATCTTTAAGACAGTGCTCAGCTAAGTTATTATCTGATCCTAAGTAGTTGTCAGCAAACTTAGTAAACCTTCTTATCCAGTCTTTCTTCATAGCGTTTTCTGATGACTCTAAAGATATGTCTTGACCAAAACCTTTTGCTGTTGCGCAGGCATCCCATAAGTTTGGAAAACATTTAAGTGAGTCGACCACCATTCCGGAAGCGAACACTGCAGCATTTCCATACTTCTTAACCATATCCTTTGCAGTTATTACAGCCGTATTTGGTGCTTGGTTATAATCTTTATCGCCAGTCATTGCTAGGAAAGATATTCCTGCAAATGCGTCTCTATTTTCAAATACATATTTTTCAACTTCATCCCAGTCATCAACAATAATCGTATTTGATACGTTATGTCTTATACCTCTATCAGCACACAGCTCTTCATTAGTACCAGTTTCAACCCAGTGCTTTTGAGCTTTCTTAACGAGTTCAAGATGCTTAATTCCAAGTAAGTCATCTTTATACATTGAACCTTTATTTGGTAGTATAGGAAATGATACGACCACATCAGTTCCGCCCGCTGACCACACTGAGTCCTCGACCATGTACGGATTAGTCTTCATTATAGCCTGAGTTATCTCAGATTCTTTGTTCATCTGCACATTTCTGATGTACATAGAAGAGTGTTCAGCATGAATGCCTGATGCAGTTTGTAATAACACAGAAGCATTACCACTAGGCTTAACACATGTCGTCCTTGCGGCTGGATTAATGCCAATAATTTTGGCAACTTCACGATTTACATCCTTAACTATTTGCGCGCCTTTTTCAAGTATTTTTTCATCAAACAAGATACTTGGATTGTTCATCCATCCTGTTATGGAGACACCAAGTAGTGCTTCTCTCTCAAAGATTAACTTTGAATCTTCTGATAAAAACTTAAAGTTTGTGTACCCCGCTTGTAGGGTACCGAGGATAGACGCTGCTCGACATGCCTTATAGAAGTCTTCCTCGGTATTGCATTTCCCTCCGTTGATTTCAGTAAGGTTACAACCTTGCCAACCTGACTTATTGTCAATCTGCGGATACATACCTATTTCCACGCATGGATTAGTAGTATGTTCTGTAGACTCAACGAAAACGAATCCTGGTTCACCAAATTGCTTGACAGATTCCATGATCTTGCCAAACTGCTCTGGTGTAGTCTTATCTCTTACAATAACTGCAGAGTTGTTAGACCTTCCTCTTTGAGGATTATCCATGAACCAATTACCTGTTTTCGCATTCATCATTTCTTCATCATCTGGTGAAAAAAGACAAATCGTTGCTGATCTACGTACACCACCAGACAATACTGCATCAGCAGCATGCATAGTAATATCGTAAGCGTGAATAGGTTGAATATCAATTGGTTCTTTGGAATCTAATACAATACCTTGAAGTAAGTGTTCTATTTTATCTAATGACCTACGTAAACCGTTTGGACCTGGAGCTTTAAATCCACCTGAAATAAGTGCACCCTTAGGTCTGATTTGTGATAAGTCAAAGTATACTCGTCTTCCTTCGTATTCAGGGTACTTGCCACCACCTACGAAGAATGAAGACATCAATATGTCAAGAGCTGACGCCCAGCCTTCTATTGAGTCTTCTACTATATAGCCTTTCGCTTGCTTTGTTCTATTTTGTAATTTTGGTAATTTATTAATGTGATGTCTTTGTACAGAAAAACCTGCGCCGGCTCCACACAATAAAATATAAAACACCTCGCCAAAGAACTCAGGCCTATCGACATATGAGGAAGTACAGTTATACATCCTCATCTGGTGTTTCATTAATTGTTCTCCTCCAAACTGGAGTGCACGCTGAGCACCAAGAACTCTTTGTTCTTTGTAAGCACCACGAGCTTCTTCTAAATATCCAGTTAATTCATTATTATTATTCATATAGTTTTTATCGTGCATGTCAATAACACGATCAACTGCCTCATCCCAAGACTCATACCTTGACTCATCTTCTTTAAAGCGTGAGTATCCTTCGTAGAACTTAGTTTGAGACAAAAAATTCCTTGTGTCAACAAATGATTGCTGCATTTCTACCTCTTATTTCTGATTATTTTTTATTGTATATAGATATTATATATTATTTTTGCGATCTTGTAAAGGTCTTTTTAAGCAATATCATCAAAATATTTTTTTATCATTTGCAATACATCGTCGTACTTAGCCATTTCCATCATCTGCTTTTCAAGCTCTTCCATGACTTGCGGGTGCTCGCCAATACCTACAGGGTTATTCATATAAACCTGAGCTGTAGCCTTCGCCATCGCAATCTTTCCTTCAGCGTGCTTCTTAATAGCACCTAACATTTCACCTTCAAAATCGTAATCCATAATATCTCCTATACAATCTTTGCGTTTACTTTTCTATGTTTATTCCATGCAACGAATCCACCTAACCTAAGTGCCCAGTAGGCAAGATAGTTTAGTAAGTAGAATCCATTGACTTCAATATTAATATCTCTAAATGTCTCGTCCATCCACTTTTGTGACTTAACACCTATATCTTTATTGTTCTTTAGTAGTAGTGTCTCATACTTATATCCATAATCATGTATAAGACCTCCAATTAATAATACACCAACTGGTGATAAGAATTGACCTAAGAATTTTGGTACACTTGCACCGTCGAATTTAAATCCTTTTGGTATAATAAAATTCTGACCATTTATTGAGTAATTAAAGTCTTTTACAACTTCCCAGTGTCTTGATCCGAATGACCATAATAATATAGCACCCCAGAATCCTTTTCCCTTAGTTGCTATCTTTATCGGTTTCATATGCGGATAATCTATATATTTAAAATTAACTCTATTATCTATCTTTTTATCAAATAAATTTATTATTGACCCGATAATTACAAGTATAATAAAAATCGTCATTGGCCAGAATTTCACTGCCATATCTAATATGAAGTCCATTATTTTTTCTCCTCTTTAGGTTTGACGGCTTTCTCGTAATAGAGAATAATTTCGTTTTGTTGTTCTATATATCTCTTAATTTGCTCAAAGTTTAATGCTAAATTTTTAAATGACTGAGGATCTAGTCCGTACATTACAAACTCTCCCATGCCAGCCTTAACTTTCTTTATAACTTCAGGTAAGTTCTTTTCAGTAATAACAGTAACCTTAACATTAAGCATGTCAATGCCTTTAGGTTTTTGTGCTACAGCGATAGTTGGCACTATAACCTTTTCAACTGTTACTATTTCTTTTTCTGGTTTCCAACTACAACTACTTAGTAGCAGAGATGATACCACCAAACATTTTGTTAACCTGTTCATTTATTCTCTCTTCTTGGCCTAAAGGATCTGCAAGACTGTTCTTTATTATATCGGTCTTTGCTAGTAGGTTTGAGATATTCTTATTATTTTCTTCTGCAACCGCTAACTTTGTATTTAAGTCTTTAGTTAACTTAATTTGTTTTTCCATATTTTCTTGGAGTGCTTTGATTGTAGAATCTTTTGATTTAACTGCAATTTCAAGCTTTGCATTGTTATCACGTAAGGTTGCCATACGTTGCATAGTATCATTGTAAATGAAGTAAGCACCATAGCCAACACCTGCTAGTATAGCAAGTACAAATATAAAGATGTATAACCTAGCCATGATCTTCTATATATTTTCTAAATCTTTTTAACAACACCGGAAACTTATCTTTTTTCCTACGCTTATCATGCATAGTAGTTGTCTTTAATCTAGGACCCATAGCCGTATCAGCGGGATTTGGAATAGAGGCTGTAGTAGTTCCACCTGAACCAAGATCTTCAGCTTGAGCTTTTCTTATAGCATCAGCAGTAGGTGCACCCTTCTCACCTTTCTTACGCATTCGTTTTCCTGAAGCTCTACGCTTACGTATATTATCCCAAAGGTTTTCTTCTATATTTTCTTTTTGCATAGCTTTTGTCTTCTTTTTCATTTTGTTTATAAAAGCTCTGTAAACTGCAGCAGGTCCTGCTTTACCCATGACTTTCGCTCTTTGTTCCATTGCAATAGCTGCTTGTACTTGATGCGCATGTTTTTTACCAGAGTTTTTTATTTTAGATACTGATGCTTTTGCATCATCTACTGTAGCAAATTTCAAACCGTGAATCGTACCTTTTGGATTCTCATCAGTATATAAGTCACTATGTTTATCTGAACCGGCTGGCTGTCCTTTTTTTCTTGGTATTCTTTCTGAAGCTTCATGCATATCTGTATTTGCGCTTTTACCAGATTGTTTAACTACTCTTAAAGGATTTCCAATTAATGGCTCATACTTTTTGTGTGCCGCTTTAGCCTTTGCTTCGGAACTATAATAAGCAAATACATAACGAGTTTTTGGAGCGCTTGGCTGTACTAAAATATGTGTGTATGGTTTTACTTTAGCACCCTTTTGCCTACCTGCCACTCTCATCTTATGAGTTCACTTGCCGTTACATAGACTTCATGATTAGTCTTAATATGAGTTGCCTCATATATATCTACACCAAATACATCACCAACAGGAAAACACTCTTCTTTAATTCTTACCTGATCTTTAGGCCAAACCATCTCACTACAAGATTTATTTAATAACTTAGGATTTTGAACTCGATAGATTCCTGGTGATAGTTGTTTATTATCTAATAAGAACCACTGATTATTTTCATTTAAGAAATCTAATACTTCGATATCACATTTCTCGCAAATATCTTTTAAACCTTTTTCCCCGACGTTTGCTTTTTCTTTAACGAGATAAAGCGCTGACGCAAAAGATCCGAGTTTACTTCCACCTCCTGGAAGTTTTGAGATGAGCCTTTTGATGTTAGCCACAAGGCGAACGAAAGGAGTATAAGCAGACTTTTTGTCATCCGTGTCAATCTTCACGTTCCTATCTCTTTTCCCATTCTCATCGATGATACCTTCTTTATAAGCATCCCAGCTTTTCCAATCCATAACCATCATTCTTATGAATCGAAAAACATAGACTGTATCAGCTGCATTTTTTAATATACCCATTAAATCTTCCTTAACTCTTCTACAACAACAGGATCCATAGCAATTCCAGTGTACTCGTCGTTCTTAATATAACTTAAGAATATTAAGAATGGTTTTACTACAGGCCAATGCTTACTTTCAAGTTTCAACTCTAATATATTAAGTGCAGCCTCAATACCAAACATGTTAAATACAACAATAAAGTGGTTTAATAATAATCTCTCAGCCAAATCATCAGTCTCAAGATAACGATTAAGTAATCGCTTTATATACTTAAACCTCTTAAGGTCTTCGTAAAACTCGTCAATATCAGCGAACTTTGGATTCTTATAATGCTTTGCCGCATATAGGAATAAGTTCTTTTCGGTTAGCTCATTAAAGATCATTATAAAATTATATATGCGTTTTTAAACTACTTCTTTCAATTCTTCAATAAGAGCAGCTTTATTTTTTCTTCTATCAAGTTCAATACCATGTTCTCTACCAAGAGCTTCAAGTTCAACCTTAGTCATGTTCTCATACTCACTAGGAAGAGTAT